TACCAAAATAATTCCTGGTACTTTTACGACAATCTTCCGGTAAACGCCGTGGTGGCCGTGGAGGGCACGCTCTATTTCGGGACACTAGATGGCCGGATCATGGAGTTCTCCAGGGAGTACCGGAATGACAACCTTGAGGACATCAACGCATACTGGGAGAGCGGTTCCATGGATTTTGACCTGGATTGGAGGCGTAAATACTCCTCCACCGTCTGGACAGCCATGAAGCCGGAGAGCCAGGCCATTGTGACGCTGACGGCGGAGTCCAACGTCAAGTCGGAGTACCCGGACAAGATTGTCTCCGCCGGTCTGGCGACCTTCCTGAACATGAGCTTTGAGCACTGGAGTTTCGGCACCAACCGGAAGCCGCAGCTCATTCGCTCCAAGCTGAAGGTGAAGAAGGTAACCTACTACAAGCTCATTATCCGCAGCAAGTCTGCCTCCGCCACGGCGACCGTGCTTTCCGTGGATTTGCAGGTGCGATACACCGGAAACGTGAAATGAGGTGCTTTTGTGGCAATCACACCTTTTGAAAAGGACATTGAGATCATCCAGAAGCTGGACGACGAACCCAACGACGTACAGGGCCTTACCCCGGAGGAGCTGAAAAAGCGCTTCGATCAGGCGGCCATCTGGCTCAAGGAGTACATCAACGGGACGCTGATCCCCGCCATTACCGGGGACGGCGGCACCGGCGGCGCGTCCAACATTGGCGCGGCGGTGGATGACTTCCCCGGCGAGACGGTGCAGGAGGTGCTGGACGCCTTCAACGACGCGCTGACCGACCGCTATACTAAGTCTGAGACAAACAGCTACGTGGGCCAGGAGACGGAAAACCTGGTGGAGACCGTGCATGTGGATCTGACCACCGGAGTGATTACCGTCACCAAGAAGGACGGCTCCAAGGAGACCTTCGACACGGCGCTGGAGAAGGTGCCTGCCACCATGGCCCTGGTGGACGAGGAGAGCGGCACCTATCTGGTGATCACCAACGTGGACGGCAGCCAGACCAAGACGGATGTTTCCAAGCTGATCGACACCTACACCTTCCAGAACTCCGCCGAGGTGGCCTTTTCCGTGGATGGGAGCGGGAACAATAAAACGGTGACGGCCTCCATCCGCCCCGCCTCCATCGGCCTGGATCGCTTTACTCTGGAGGTTACACAGAAGC